AAAGCAATATATAGAGATTACGTCTATCAGCGTCTCGGACTCCGGCGCTGGTGTGGACGCGATAGTTGGCGTTGGTGCTACGCTTGCGCTTTCCGATTCTGGCGCGGGCTCCGATTCCTTTGTCTCTCTATCCGCCGAGCTCACCCTCCAAGACACGGCAATGGGTTCCGACAGCATCGCGGAAATGCTGGCCTCGCCTACTGCCTCCGATTCTGGTGCGGGTTCGGAATCTATCGCCATTAGCGGTCTTTGGCAAGGCACTGTGGATGACGCCGGGACGGGCTCTGACGCAATAGTCGGAATTGGCACTACGCTGGCACTTTCCGACAGCGGCGCCGGCGTTGACGGGTTGGCTGCGTTGAGTGCCAGCCTTGGATTAACGGACAGTGGGGCTGGAGCAGATGTGCTGGCATCGTTAAATGCGGCTCTCGGGTTGGCCGACGGCGGGGCGGGAACGGACACGTTGGCCGCGTTGAGCACAAGCCTTGGGCTGGCTGATAGTGGTGCCGGTGCTGAGGTTGTGATTGTACCCAGCAGCGACCCATATCAATATGTTATAGCCGGATATGGCGAGTTCAACGAGGAAGCGGCTCGCCAGTGGTATATAGCCGGTTATGGACTGATAATTGACCCGGTGAGTGCCGGCGGCGTCACGTATGTCAGCGTCTCCGACGGTGGGGCTGGAGCAGACCTGCTGGCATCACTAAGGGCGGCTCTTGGATTGTCAGACAGTGGGGCTGGAGTTGAGGCAATAGCCGAACTAGCAGCAGTAATAGGTATACTTCAGGACATTGGAATGGGAACCGAGGCAATAAACGCCGCTATAACTGGTTACCAGAAAGAGATAATCGATGGCGGAACTGGTTATGATGAAGTTGGAGGAAAAGTTAGCGCCGGTCTTGAGGATGCTGGCTACAGTGTCGATGAAGTCCTGCCAGTAAAGGCATCGGTGCAAGCAACTGAGTCAGGCGTGGGGATAGATGCTGCTAGTATAAAATCATTCGCTTTAGTAAGTGATTCTGCAGAGGCTGTGGAAAGTGTTAGCACACTGATTGGAGTAGTTTATAAACTCATATCAGATTCTGGCTCTGGAATTGACTCGTTAGTTGCTCTCAAAGCTGTATTGCTACTGCTGGATGTGGGAGCTGGCACTGATTTGGCTCGTGTAGCGGCCTCGCTTTTACAAACGGATGGCGGTGTTGGGCTGGATGGCCCACCTATATTGAAGGCCCAGGTGTACCAGCTTGATGCAGGCATAGGCTACGATACGATTCCAGAAGTCAGGGTAGCTGTGCATGCTGTTGATTCGGCTACTGGAGCTGATGTTATGGCGGCCTTGCGGGCGGCAGTTATGCTGTTTGAGACTGGTTCGGGTTTTGATGCAGTTGAAAATCGTGTCCAACTGTCTATCGATGAACTGGGCATAGGACTAGAGTACGTCCAAGTCCAGGAGGCCGCCATTGGGGTTCCGATTGAGGATGGTGGAGTTGGTTCAGATTCGACCACGATTAAAGCAGCGGTTGCTGTCCAGGAGATGGGTCAGGGAGTCGAGGCTACTCCGATTATTCGTGCAGGACTTCTCGTTACAGAGTTTGCTAACGGACTGGAGGTTGTTCGAATAGAGGCACAACTCCACATTGAGGATTCGGCTGTATTTGAGGATTGGGCTAATCGTCGGGACGTTATCATTCTCCAAGACGGTGGAATCGGTGTTGATGAGGCTCAATCTAAAATTCTAGTAGGACTAATTCATGAAATTCTTCGTTTTCTTACAAAACGAGGGGACCTTTATATCAGAGCCGAGTCAGCAGTTCCGGAGTCTGTTGTGACGAAATCGTATAGAACTTCGTATGTGCATCGTACCAGTTCTATACGACCAAAGGAGAGTAGTTCATGAACATAGAGCCGAGACCGTATGTTGGGGACGTTGGAACTATCATAGAAGTGGACTTGCAGGAGGACATTTCACAAGCTTCGTCGTACCGTTTTAAGGTGAAAAAGCCTAGTGGCGAGGTTGTTGAGTGGGCACCTACGATTAAAAACACTACCACGTTGCAGTACGTCACGGCTTCTGGAGACCTAAATGAAGCAGGTCGATACGACTTACAGGTTGAGATAACAATAGGTTCATGGTCTGGACGGTGCAACACAGTATCGTTTACCGTGTATGACCTATATACATAGAGGTGATGTTATGAACAAGATGAGTCGTAGAATGGAAGTTCGAGCTGTCAAGGTGGTGAACAAGAAAGATGTGGACATCGTAGTACGAGATTTCTGTGGACAGGAACATGTTCTTTTTCCCAAGCAGGAGAAAGAGGTTGTACTCTTGGTTCGAATTGAGGAGAGTAGAGATGACCGACATTAACTTGATTACGGCCGTTAGGGCAGCTCTTGGTAAACTTCCGGAGACCAACACTGTCGATATTGAAAATGAAGATATTCTACGAGAAGCTGCCTTTATTCTTTCCCGTATTTCCTCTCATATTACAAAGAAAGTCCTTCGGTCAATAACCACGGAAGCGGGGACGAGGGATTATGACGTGGATGAGAATACCCGTCGTGTTCAGGCGGTTCTTAGTTCAGAGGAGGTTGAGGACTCTTTTGGTGATGAAACGTGGACATCGATCGTTTCAAGTCAGTCCGGTAATGACCCAGTCAACTCCTACAACTATCCTTCGTTACGAGTGATAAACCAGATGAGGCGTCGAAGGTCGTTATCGCGTTACTCGTTTACGTTTCATCCCGTTGAGAAGAAACTTAAACTAGACCCAACCCCATCACAATCTGGAGAAACGATCTGGTATCTTTCTATAGAGCCGGAGGAGTGGACCCTGAATAACGTCCCTGTGGAGTTTGAAGAGCTTCTGGTAACAGGCACCACTTGGAAATGTTTGAACATAGTGGCACTACGTCGTAGTACAGAAGGTGGTATTGAGCGTGGTGGGGGACGGGTAGATTATCCGGCTGACTCGCTCCTCCGCGCGGCGGAGAAACTGAAAGAAGATTTCTACGACGAGTTGGATATAAAAGTTCGTCTGTTTGCGTTGTGAGGATAGAATGACAATCGACTTTCGGTTTGATGCGAACAGGTTACAGGCAGGTCTTGGTAACCTGTCCGAGAAACTGCTTCCCTACATGAAGACCACTTGGCTCTACATAGCGCAGGACGTTCTAGAGGAAGTCAGAGCGGCTACTCCTCCAACCAGAACTGGAACAGATTTGAAAGCGTTGTGGACTCTAGACCGAGATGAGGTTGGTGCAGTTACGGAGTTCATCATTCATAATCTTTACCCCGACCCCCAGGTTATTCTGTGGTTTGAAGAAGGTACGAGGGCCCATACGATACCGATTGGAAAGGCTGGATTTCTACATTTCTTCACCGACGAGGGGGAAGAGGTCTATACGAAGCGTCCAGTACAGCATCCTGGTACCGTTGCGTGGTTGATGGCAGAGAAAGGTCGACGCCGGGGTGAGGAGCTACTAGGCCGGTACATTGAGGAAACTTTTGCGATGGTCGAACGATTTCTGGAGGGACAGGAATGACCGTGCCGGTGTATTGCGGACTTGGCTCGAAAAGCGAGATAATGAAGTATTTCTACAACAAGATTTCGAACATTTCGGGTGTCCGGTTTGTGGACTATCAACGGTCCTACGCAGCGTCCTCAAACCCGGAGAATACACCTGGGGTGTTCATTAACGATATTATTGAGACGAGAGAACGAATTACGGCAGATATTATCAAGAATACACTTACAATCGGAGTAGTTGCTTGGACGAGAGCTGGGGTTGTGGCAAAGACGGAAGAGAACTTGTGGGATAAGATGAACACGTTTGCTGATGCTATCAATCAGGCGATTCTTTCTGACCCGACGTTAGGCAATCAAGCGTATCAGACTAGTGTGACCCGGGTCGAAACAGATGCTGGTTCCAGATACCCCATTGGTTTGTTCGTTATTGTGTATTCCGTTATCTACTTCTCAGAAGGTGCAACATGTTGTTAAATAGACGGTATATTGGTAACAATCTAGCAACGATTCTTGATATGATTTCTGAGGTGAAAACAGTTGTTCGTTCCAAGGCATCAGTGGACATCACGAACTATTGCTACTCCCAGTTGCCTTTAGTTGATATTATTGAGGCTCGTGAAACACCAAGTCCGGAACTGACATCAATGCGACAGATGTCCTTTTTGGACTTAGTGTTGCGGGTATACTTCATTGAGTGGGCAGAGTGGCCTGGGACTGAGTATGAAAATCTAGTTAAGAAGATTAGAGATGCAATTGGAAACAACTTTACGCTAGATGGAGCGGCTAACGCAGCGTGGGTTGTTGAAGTTAGCGAGGTAACAGGAGTAATGCCCTTGTATCACCTCGATATACGAGTTAGGGTTAAGTACTATCTTGAGTTGGAGGACACATGATTTTAGTGTTACTAGCTCCCTTCGTAATACGATGCGAAGGGAGAACTAATAGACGAGGAGAACTGTAAATGTCTAATTGTGCAACTGACCTGGCTTATTCAAATCAGGAGCAGTGTTTTGTCGAGACTGAGGTTACTTGTGGGACGTTGAAGAAACCGACCTCTTCAGGTCGTATCTTTACCGTTGGTCCAGTGGACTTTGGTCAGGAACGGGAACTCTTGGAAGATGCTCAGATTCGCGCGGCGGCGTCCCAGATGCCTGGAATTCGTGCACGATTGCTTACCGGGGATTTCAGCTTCACGACTTATGTGAAACCGTCTGGTAGTGCTGGCACGGTGCCCGAAGCTGGTAAACTTCTGGCTGCGGCGTTTGGAAAGGAAACAGTGACACCAGGGTCAAAGGTCGAGTACACCTTGGAGGACCAGTTGGATTCATTGTCAATCTGGTTCAAGAAAGGTCATACGGTGTTCGCTCTTCGGGGCGCAACTATCGAGAGTGTGAACTTTACGGTGAAGGGCGATGAGATAGCGCAGATGAAGTTCTCGGGCAAGTTCATGGAGCGGCTGTGGGCAGGTGAAGCACCGGCCAATGATACGTGCAACATTGGCAAGTCAACTATTCAAATGGCGTCGAAGGGGTCACTGCGGTTCTGTGCAGGAATGTATGTTGCTGTGGGGACAGATGATAATTCGGGTGGTGGATATCTGTTGACCAATGTGAACTATACCAACGATACCATTACGATTAGTCCCACACTTGGGACCAGTCAGGGTGTCAACCCCACTATCTATCCGTGGTTACCGACAGCTGCGGCAGAAGTTGGTGAACCGGTTCATGGCAAGCTTGGAATTGTCACTGTGGGTGGACGAAACATGGTAGTGTTGTCGGCAGAACTAACGTTGACCAACAACATCAAGTACTATGATAATGAGAAGAATGACGCTTGGACCGCTGAACGTTTTGGGCGACCTGGAAAGAGAAATGTAGAGGGCACAATTTCAGCATTCTTCCTGAAGGAAGGTGCGGGGTACTTCTACAAGGCGGACTATCACCAGATGGATGCGTTGATTATCCCGGCTGGAAATGTTTCAGGTAAGATTCTGGAGCTCTCTATTCCGTATGCTGAGTACAAAGCTCCGAAAATTTCTGGCACGGAAGAGTTCATTCAGGAACTCTCATTTCGTGGGGTTGCTTCTGCATCCCTCAATGATGAACTGAAGGCTACGTTTAAGTAAAGGAGAAAATGATGGGGGAGAACCGTTTTGTAGATTCTCCCCCATCTTCTAATTCTATTCAGGAGGTTTAAGAATGAGTTCAGAGAAAAGTGACACCCCCAAGGTCAGCACACAAGAGCTGATTGGGTGGATTAAGAAGGCAGGGGAGTCGGAACGAGTACTGGAGTTTCAGTACCCCTTTGCACGGGACTTGTACTTCCAGGTGGCGTATGCGAGCAAGCACGTCCTCCAGCAGATTAGAGAGGAGTGCAAGGAATCAGTGTTCAATCCTCGAACGAGACAGCCCGAGGAACGACTCAATGAGGATAAGATGCGTCGGTCGTATGCCCGTCTAATTATTCATGGTTGGCGGGGTCTGACGCTGTCGAAACTTCAACGAATTGTTCCCGGGGTGGTCCCGGACCGCGAAGGAGTGGACCCCGAGACTGAGATTCGGTACGACGAAGACCTAGCGGCCGTACTGATTCAGTATTCGATTGAGTTTGAAAATTGGGTCATCGACACCGCAACGAATGTGGAAAATTTCACGACCGTTGCGTTGAAGAAGAAGGAACAGTACGAGAATTTAGGGTAGTTGCGGGATGGTTGAGCCGGGATGAAAAAACGAAGAAGTCCTGTGAGTTGTGCAAGCGTCTCCAGGACCCAAGTTCTTTCATGGCCGGTGCCCAAGTTCAGCTCAACTTGGGCGATTGCGAAACGTGCGAAGTCACTATCTCGCAACCTATACCAGAGAACGAGATTATTCTGGAGGCATATGAGCTACTGCCTCGGAACTATGACGGATTTACCGGTAGTAAGATAATCCGTCTCGACGAAGTGCGTGAGGTGTTCTCAATGTTGGGTGCCTCCCCGAAGAGGTTTGATGACCTGTATATGAGACTGATGTATTTTCATCAAGAGTTACTAGATGGAGTGCATAGGAACAAACGAGGTCCTCGGTCGGATAAGAAATCCGACTTTGGGGACGTTGATGTGGACTGAGCGTAGGTGAGGTAGAAAGTGCCGGCTGAAGCGAAGGAAGTTCAGGTCGTACTGACTTTCAAAGATGACGGGTCCTATGATATCAAGAAGGTAGTCCAAGAGATTAACACTACGTTACAACAGGCTGGAGTTTCGGCTCAGGCCGTCGGGACCGGTTTTCAGAAAATGTCGAAACAGGTTGTTGAGGCCGACTCTGGTCTTTCAAAGTTACGAAATACGTTTAAGTCCACAATGTTCCAGATGGCTGCCGGCCTGGGAATTTGGACTGGATTTTCACAAGTAGTGGGCTGGGTCACCAGAAATCTACGGGATGTCATAGTTCAGGGTAGAATGTTTGAGGAGGCCTTTACTAAAGTTCGAGTAGTACTTCATTCAACAGAGAGGGAGAATGAAGCCGTTCGACAAACACTTCTACGAATGAATCCCGCGCTGGGTTCCGCAGTTGAGATGACAAGAGCACTAGCAGTTGCGATGCGAGAGTTTAAGGAAGCGAGTCGAGCAGAGCAGTTTCGATTGGTTGAGACGGCCGCAAAGACCGCGGTTGCTGGTTACACGAGTACAGAAACCGCTCTTGATGCTCTTACTACGGTTGTTAAGGGTTACAAGTTAGAGTTAGGCGACGCGGCGCGGGTAGGGGAGGTGCTGGTTCGTGCAACTCAAATCGAGAATGTTCAGTTTGAGCAGCTTGCCAGGAGTTTAACTAAACTCGGCGCGACCGCGAAACAGGTTGGAGTTGCCTTCCCTGAACTGGTTGGTGCGTTTCTCACCCTTCAAGAGCGACAAGACCCACAACTTGCGTTGATGCAACTTCGTATGCTTTTGACCAACTTGATGAAACCTAGTACGGCGGCCCAACGAGCAGCAAAACAACTGGGGATTGAGTGGAGTGCCGCTGGTATTCAAGCTATGGGGTTTGTTAACTGGTTGAAAAAGTTGAACCAGGTAACGGCTGGTTCCTCTGAGGTTCTGGATAATCTAATCCCCGGCGGGAGACAGATGATAGGCATGTTGGAGCTGGTCGGAAACAATGCTAAAGAGACGTCCCAGAAGGTTTCAGAGTTAACTAAGGCTTGGAATGAGGGTGGTGCAGTAGCTCAAGGTTTTCAAGCACGGTTACATTCTACGTCGTTCATTCTTGACACACTGAAAGAGATTTTCTCCCGGTTTAAGATTGCGATTTTTCAGGGTTTTAGTGCTCCCCTTCTTGCAGGAATTGCGAATCAAGAACAATTCGAGAAGAAGATTAAGGAACTTACTGATAAGGCTGTGGATTTCGGAACGAAAGTTGGTAAGGCCATTTATGATGTTATTCAAACTCTTGTTAAACTGTCGGGGACAATCAAAACTGTTGCGACAGTGTGGGCCACTTTTTGGGCGGCGAAGACGGTGGGGAAGATTGGGGATGAGTTGATTGGTAAGATAAATGCGTCGTCCTCGTCGATGGCCGGTTTGAAATTGGCCAGTATGGGAGTAATTGGAGCTCTACAAAAACTTCTGATGGTCGTAGCGGCATTTAAGATTGGATGGGACATTGGAAAGTGGATAAATGATGTAACAGGACTGCGTAAGGCTGTGATGACGACCCACTATGGCGTGACAAAAGAGATGGAGAAAGAGACTTCTAGTATGCTCGAGCTTAGAAAGACGATAGAGGGAACTGGAATAAGTGTCGTACAACTTCGCACTAAGTATGGTAGTTACGGGGCGGCACTTGAGGCCGTTAAACAAGGTCTGGATGAACAGGTTAATGCTCACAAAGCTCTTGTAGAGAAGCACAAAGAGGAAGAGAAGGTAGTTAAGAGTAAAATCACATACCAAAACGCTCTCCGACAAGCAATGGATGGGACTCTTCAGATGACGAAGGACAGTATAGATTCGTTGGACGAATTGACCGACGAGCAGAAGCAAAACATAATTGAAACGAATCGTGCTCGTGAAGAGATGAAGAAGTACGGATTTTCATTTCGGACTGATATACTTGAGAGTTACAATGCTTTGAAGCGAGGCCTACAATTATTTCGTAAAGAGATGACGGCTGACGACTATGAAAAACTTCGGAAGGCTCTTCGAAGTTTAGCGGGGGACCTCGGGTTAGCAAGTAAGTCGTTGGAGCGTCTTGGCGTTTTAACAAAAGAGGAAGTTAACATCGAGATGAAGAAACAATTTTCATTACTTGCGGACCTTCGAGCCTCGCTGGCGAAAGGAGAGATTAGTTGGGACCAGTATCAAAAGGGCCTAGAGCGAGTTACATCGGCCTTTCAGCAACTTGATTCCACAATGACTGCCACATGGCAGAATGTCAAGAGACTTGGTGTAACTCCTCTTCCCGCCCCGAAAATCTTAGGTCCAGTACCACAGCCCATCGTTACAACACCCACAGCTGGTCCGCTCTTATCCCTGGAAGAGATTCAAAAAGGTTTTGAAAAAATCGGTCCATCCGTAGAGTACCTTCGTTATCTGGAATCACAATTAGGGGCTCCTCTCCGAGAGTTAGCGCGACGAGAGCTTCCACTACTTGAAGCAAGTTTCAAAGTTGCGATGTCGTCTGGGGGTTACTCCACGGAGAACTTGAAGAAGGCCGCTGAGACATTGATACAGAAGTATAAGGACGCTGGGGAGAAAGTTCCTAAGTGGCTACGGTCCATGGGGTCGTCGGTAGATTCGGTTTGGTCCGGTGTGACCCAGACTATGGTCTCGTACTGGACTAACGCAATGGGTGAGATGATTCAATCGGGCCTGAATTTCCGTGATGTTATAAATGTGACGTGGCAAACCCTGGCTGCCCTTGTAGGACAAGTCATAGGGAACATGGTCCAAGACGCTCTCTCGAGTTTAGGTAGTATAGCCGGACCGATTGGGGGCCTAGTTGGTAGTATAGCCGGTTCGTTAGTTAGCGTTGTTGGGAAACTTATTGGCATAAAGTCCAAGGCCCAGAAGGAGGCAGAGGAAGCAAAAGTAAAAGAATTGGAGTTGAAAAGAGCGGTTGAGTCCGTCCAGAAGTCGTATTCCGAATTCGGAAAAATCTCTGAATCTACGGCGAAAAAGATCGTTGAGATGCGAAAGGAGACCAACTACGCTACAGCTGCAATTAGGACTCTTAATGATGTGATGAACGATGTTGGGATAACTACGAAGAACGTTTCCTTGTATATCAAAGAAATGACGAACGCCCTCTATAATGTGGCACATGGTCTCGTTCAGGCCGAGGATGCAGTTCAAGCCATCGGGCAAGCATTTACGTCCTTAATTAACTGGGCTCAGAGATTTGGACAAGAGGGTAGTAAAACCCTAACTGATTTTATCAAGAAAGTTCGTAGTCTGGGCGTTAGTATCAAAGAAATCGACGATTACGTTTATTCGCAGCTTGGACGCGCGGTTGGTGGCCTCCAAGCGATGATTTCCGCGTTCGGCGGTACTGGTTATCAACAACTAATGGCCTACAAGGAAGCGATAACCAGTTTGGGTGCGGAGGTTGAAAAACTATCGACCTCGAGGTTGGAGTCTCGAGAAGAACAACAAGATTACTTACGTAAGAAAAATCAATTAAAAGAATTAGTAGCACAGTATGAGAGTTTACGGAGTACGTTTGCGACTGAACTCGGTCCAGAACTTGAACGAATTGGGAATCTAACCGTCGCTACGTTTAACGCCATACTAGAACAAAGTGGGAGTATGGTTGAGGCGTTCGGTGCTATTGCAGAGCCTCTTGCTGCTCTTCGGGAACGGTATCAAGAGTTAGGTCTGACCGGTGGTGCGGCAATTCAAGAGCTTTTGAAAATTTCGGAAGTAGAGGAAGCAAACAAGGGTTTGTTTAATGCGATTGAAGGCAACCGACAAGTACTCAACGCCCTTGGCAACACCGGATTCCTAACTGCTGAAGCAATGATGGACACCGCAACGCAAGTCCAATCGTACTATGATAAACTTCTTGGGACTGGATTGAATGCGAATCAGGCCCTCGCAATGTTGAGTCCCACGTTGGCGGACCTTGAGTACTACGCTAAACAATACGGTATAACGTTGGATGATAATACAAGGATGTTAATTGAGCAGTCGAAGATTGCTGGGCTGTTCAAGGAACGGGGCCGGGATGTTGCTTCGATTCTTGAGGACGCTTTTCCAAACATATTCAAACGTTTGGACGAACTGGTTGAGCAAGGCCGGCGAAGAGAGGGTAAAGAACAAGGCGGTACCACACGTGCACAACAGGGGTTCTATGGAACAGTTACTGGCCCACGAAGTTTCTACATTGAACCTGGGGTGACCGAAACCGTTCATATCTCGAAACCCGGCACAGTTTCCGGCGGAACGACCATTATTGAGAAACCGGTTGTGATGGAGCCGGTGGTAATTCCGTTTAAGGAACTTCAGGCGTTTGTCATCGAGTGGGTCCAGAAGGCAGGAAACGATGAACGCGTTCTATTCCGGCCACGGTCGGTTAGAGGAGGTAAGGGATGACCAACTGTACATTCTGCTACACGAACCTCTGGGACCTCGCCACCCTAACTCCATCGTCACAACAAACAAACTTTCCCGTCTCTAACACACAACATCGTTGGTTATCAAAGACCTGGAGAAGCGCTACCGGTTCTGGGACTCTAACGGCGAACATTGTCGCGGACTTAGGCAGTTCTCCACAATCCGTTCAAGCATTCTTTCTAAAAAACCACAACTTCTCTCCATCTGCGACAGTAAAGATTCAAGCTAACACAACTAATTCGTGGACCAGTCCTCCAGTTGATGTAACCTTGACACTTGCTGAGTTGATTGTGTACTTTTGGTCAACTTCTAAAACGTACCGTTACTGGCGGGTATACGTAGAGGACACCGCTCCTGTCACAAACTATCTTGAGATTGGTCGAATCTTTCTCGGACCGTACTTCACTCCATCAGTTAATCTAAGTATCGATTACCAAAAAACTTTTGAGGACCCCAGTGATTTGTTGCTTTCAGATGGGGGTCAATTATCAACGAACCAGAAAACCAGATATCGAACCCTCCAGATACAGTTTCAGTATCTCCCTCCCGATGATGTTACTGAGTTTGAAACGATGTTCCTAACATGTGGGTTGGGTAAAGAGTTGTTTTTCACTAGAGACCGAGATTCGGGAATCTCGACCAGTATGTACTGTCGTATATCGAGCACTCCAACAATTACACATGTGTTTATGGAGCAGTACTATAACCTCTCGATGTCGTTGGAGGAGTTGCGCTAATGGACTTTGCACAGTTTCTTCGCCTGGCCGATTCCTGGAAAGTGTTTCTAGTTGAAATTGAACCAGGCCATGAAATTGAGTCCTTAGTTTGGACCCAGCACAGAACGTACACAAATCTTTGGTATACGCCCTATACACACGGTGTTGTTTCACGAGTCACTCAGGATGGAGAGGAGTATGTGGAGGCGTTTTCGTTGAGCGAGTGCAATGGAACATCAAAGATGTTCTATTACGATTATGATAATCAAGTACTCTACCTCCATACGGCCGCCTCCGATAGTCCAGGAACTCAAACATCCCCTCCGGAATACGACTATGTGGTCCTAGCATATTTCTGGAGATTTTTCACGAATGTTCAGTATGAAGATTCTCCAATCGTTTTTCCACGAGTACAAGAATCGATTGTTGATGGGGGTTTGGAGCTCTGGTCTTCCAGCACGAATCTGACATACTGGACCGAGAACATCTCCGGTTCGTCCACAGTAAACCGCGAGCAGACAGAAGCCTATGATGGGGCCTTCTGTGCGAAGCTCAGCATTGATTCCAGTGACCACTACGCAGAAATTCAGCAAAACATACGACTGGTGCCTGGAGCCACGGCCAAGTTGAGTCTGTGGTACAAGAACTCCACGACAGGTAAAACCGCAGGCATCGTCCTTTGCGATAGCGGACAGAATACGTATCTCAAATCTGATGGTACGTGGCAGGCTAGTTCGAACGTCATCGTTTTGCCCAATGCTACTACCTGGACTAAATACGAGATATCATTCACAGTCCCGGGGTCTTATACCAACTATCATCTATATCTAAAGCGTAATTCAGCGGCTAGTTCTGACATCTATTTTGATAAAGTTTCTTTGCTGGTTGAACGAGAGAAAAACTTGTACTTGCCGTACATTTCGACGGCTGGGATGCCCGAACTCCATCAATCAGTGTCGCCGTTCCACGAGACTACAATGACCATGGAGTTTGGTCAGGTTCAAATGATTAACGATGGGTGGTGGTGGTCACAGATAAAGGACTACTACTGGCACATGAAGAATGTGGTAATACGGTTTGGTAGTAAGGGCGCCTCTTGGTCCGAGTTTCAAGATGTTTTTCATGGGTTTTCTCGTTCCCCGAAAGCGACTGATTTGTTAGTGTCAATCGATGTGATTGATTCAAAAGTTTTCGCCTACAAAAACGTGCCGCCATTGAAGTATGATGTTGATACGTATCCGTACTTGGAGGATGGTGCTGAAGGAACTGCGATTCCAGTTATCTACGGGGAGTTTAGTGAAGTTGTCCCAACGTGTATTGATATCACGAGCTACAAGTACAAGGTTGCGTGTCATGCTCTTGAAGCTATTACCAACGTTTGGAAGAATGGAGAACTTTTAACACCAACGACACACTACACCACAGACCTCACGAATGGGGAGTTTACTCTTACATCAAACCCCGGAGAAGCGTTTATCACTTGCGGAGTCAAAGGACGAAAGTGCTCAATTTTGGACGGAACATACTCAGAGAATGTGGCAGACATTTTGTACGATGTTTTGGTCACATATGCTAATGTTTCTCCGTTACAAATCGATTTACGGTCGTTTCTAGACCTTCGTGGAGCACGGTCTCAAAAACACCACTTATATCTCAATACCGAAATGCCTGCACTTGAGGTCGCTCGTATACTTCAGCAGTCCGCTCTCTTTCATCTCGTTCCGTTACTAGATGGACGGTTGGGAACACTTCGGTATACGGAAGGCACCAGTTCAGATACTCCGGTTGTGACTAGTGATGAGATTTCTGGGTTCAGTGTTGAGTATGACACTGATGCCGTTTACCAAACAGTGAAGTTTTTGTATGGCCTTATACCAAGCGAAGGCCACTATTCGAGTGTTGAACGTAGTAGTGACGAGGCGAAGTGGAAACATGGTGTCTCTGATACCTATGAGGTCAAGACATCTCTGCGGTTGAAAACGGACGCCGAGGACTTAGCGGACTACTATGTAAACGTTCTAAAGGACCCGGTTCAGAAAATAAGTGGAGTTTTGCCGCCCCGGTTGTTCACTCTCTCCCCAGGTAGCCAAGTTATCATTAGTCGTACACGGTTACTCTCCGATGGAACGACCTATGATGTACTTTCGTCCGAACCGCTACGCGTCTTAGATTTGAAAAAGAAGATGCAGTCAGGACTGGTTGAGGTTGTAGCGTGGAAAGAACTCCAAGCCGCCGGTAGTAGTTTCTGTGAAAATTGTTACCATTGTGAAGTATGTGTGTCGGCGGAGTCGGGAACGTGTAATAGTTGTTACGCTTGCGAGTTGTGTGTCAGTGGTCAATGTTCGTCATGTCAGCTATGTTACTATTGTCAGTTGTGTAACACCTCACAGTGCTCTTCCTGTCAAGTGTGTAACACTTGTCAAACTTGTGACACTTGTGAGGCCGCTCAATGTCAAGTTTGTGTAACATGTCAGAAGTGTAACACTAGCCAGTGCACGACTTGTCAAGATTGTGTTAGTTGTCAGAAGTGTTATGTCTGTGAACGCTGTTACACGGGGATGGGTGTGTGATGTCGTGTCCAACATGTCAGTCGTGTGATGTTTGTCAAGTTTGTGACACAGTAAATTGCTCTTCGTGTCAGGCGTGTGTGGCATGTCAGTCCTCCTGCTACAGTAGCCAATGCTCCACTTGTCAACTTTGTGACACTTGTCAAACAGCTTGTTACACAGGGCAGTGCCCGACTTGTCAAGTGTGTGATAGTTGTCAAGTGTGCAACACTGCTCAATGCTCCACTTGTCAACTTTGTGACACTTGTCAAACAGCTTGTTACACAGGGCAGTGCCCGACTTGTCAAGTGTGTGATAGTTGTGAGGTATGTGCGACTATTCAAAGGAGAATCGAATGACTCAAGAGTGTCAAACTTGTTACACTTGTGAACGGGGAGTTTCCCCGGAAGTTACAGCGAAAATGTTTCGGGAAGCCAGAAGTAAAGGGCAGATACCACGTGAGTGGTTAACCTCTCCAGTTACAAATTGTCAGAATTGTTACACATGCGAAAGGGGATTCGTACATGACAATTCACGAATGAATCA